AGATTTTCTTTCTAGCGCCTAATTTTTTTAAAAGTAAGTTTATTGCTAAAGCAATAAACTCCCTTTCAAAAAAATTGAAAAAAAAAATATATATGAATCTCAATATATATATATATGTATTATATCTCTCAAAACTTTTAACAAACTTAAAAACTCTTTTAAAACTTCTTTCAATAATTAACAAAAATGACATAACACAAAACTTTTGTTTTAATATAATTATGTAATTAAGAATCATGTCCAGGTTTAGATAAGTGTGAATACTTACATTAAGAACATGACATACCAATAGAAAAATATAATGTGAATGATATATAACTACCATTATTATGGCATGGAATCAAATAATGTAAAAATATTTGTCATAATGATAATGATTAAAAAGATTAAATTACTAATAATTATAATCAATGTTTATTATAAAAGTTATATAATTGTTAGTTAGGATCAGGATTAAAATTATATACTATAGTTTTTAGATATTAAGAAAAACTATAAAATAACTAATAAAATTTATAATAAACAATGGAAGTAAATTAAATAAGATTTTTATAATCAATAATTAGAAAATTATTAGTAAATTTAGGTATATAATACTTAAGTTGTATTGGTAAAGAAAATTAAGTTTAATTTCCACTAATGAATGATGGTCTATTTGGATATTCATAACAAGTCTAAGATAAATATTATTAAGTAATATTATAAGGATAAGTAACTTATAATTAAATAAATAATTAAATCAAGGAATTGATAAATTTAATAAAATTAATTGGTACAATAAATGAAGGAACAATAAATGGTGGTATATATAAATATCCAGAAAATAATTGTTTTTAATTAGATTAAAATAAAATAAATGATTTATTAATTAAAGTCAATAAAATTAATATTAATTTTAATAATTAAGTACCAATATATATTCATCTACCTTAAGTTAAGTATGAAAAAAGTAATTAATAAAATTCATAATAATTATTTGACAACTAAGTAAGTTATTTAATCAATTAACCTTGTCCATTTGAATCTATATCATAATTCAAGATTTTTGAATCAGATAGTTAAATAGTACATGATATAGAATAATGTTGTTATTTACACTCAAATTAAAATATTAAATTAGGTTAGATTTATAATTAATTTAAATTTACAACTAAATAAACAATATAATAATACACAGTAGATGGTTATGATGATATTACATAATCTCCATTATATAAAATGAATAATCATGTATATAAAATCTTTAGAAACAAAAGTTCTAAATATAGATTAATTCCAACAATAATAACAAAAGATGACTTAAAATAGGATAAAATAAATTTAATAACATAAATTAAATAAGAAAATATAGATTTAAAAGACTAAATAAAAAAATTTAATTATTAGTATCTATAATAGGGTCAATAAATTTAAGTATCAAAAGATAAATCATTCAATGAACTATTTAGAATATGTTAAGCAGAAATGTTTATTAGATAAGTTAATGTTGATAAAAATATAAAATTACTTCAATCTTTTGGTATTAATAACGATTAAAATTAATAAATAATATTAAAATAAGGTACTAACTTAGTAAATTCATTAACTCTTAATGAAAAATAATAATATGATATAAAAAACATAATACCACAAATAAAATTTTAAAAATCTCATAATATGTAATTTGCTTAATAAATGTATAAAAATAGAAGAGAACAAAATAGTTATTATTTCAATGATAATTAATAATAGTATACTCATTTAAAAAATAATAGATATAAAAATAGTTAAAAATTTATTGAAACATAATATTAACAACTTAATATTAATTAATATGAAATGTGGTTATATTAACATTACTAATATTTATAATGTTTAAAACAATAGAATGGACAATAGATAGGACAATAGATAGGACAATAGAGAAATAATAAATTGAACAATAGATAGGACAATAGATAGGACAATAAATAGAACAATAGACAATATCAATAGAATAGACAATATCAATAGAATAGACAATATCAATAGAATAGACAATATCAATAGAATAGACAATATAAAAATTGATTTGATGATAAATTATTATAAAATTATTTTATTCATAATATTTTTAAATTTAATAACTTAATTATTTTATTGTTAAAAAATTGGACTTGAGTTTACTTTAGCAAACTTAGGCGTCTAATTTTTTTTCAAAAAATTGATAATAAAATAATTAGATAATTTTATTATATAAATAAATAGATATTATATATAGAAAATATGATGAAATTACAAAAATATAGATATTATTATTTATTATAAGATTTATTAGATGATTATTAATAATAATATATATAGTTAGCATTTGATAATAAAAAATAAACAAAATCATATATATAGATTTAATATGATTAATTAGATTTAACAATAGATTAACATTTATATGAAATTTTAATATAAAATAGATATAATTATTTTAAATTATATTTAGATATAGATGTTAATGAAAAAAAATTTATAGATTAATCAAATGAAAAAATAATATATGAATTTATAATGATTTTAATAAATTTTATAAAATATAAGATAGATATATATTTGGATATAAATAATATTATAATATTATAATCAAAAAATATAAAAATAAAATATTCATATCATATGATAATAAAAGATATAACATTCAAGAATATATATAAAATGAAATAATTTATAATTGATTTAATATCATATGATTAATATAAGTTATTTCTATAATAATATAATATCTAATAATATATTGATATAAATGTTTATAAAAATAATTAATTAATAAGATTAGTTAATTAATCAAAACGTGATAAAGATAATTAATTGATAATATTAAATGATAAAGATATATATGAAAGTATAATAACAACAAAATAATAATCTAAAATATTTCATAATAATGTTATAGACACTTTTGATAATAAATATTAGATATAAATATAATAATAAATTGAAGAAAAATAATTAGAAAATATTATAATGAATTTAGATAAATAAAGAGCAGATGATTATAATGAATGGTGGAAAATATTATCATGTTTAAAGAAATTAAATAAAAATAATATAGTAATAGCATAAAAATTTTCATAATAGAGTAAAAAATATAATTATTAATATTTTATTAAATTTTGGGATTAAATTTAAACAGACAAAATTTATATGGATATGAATTATTTAATGAAATTATTAAAATAAGATAATATTGAGAAATATAATTAAATAAATAAAATTATAAATGATAAAGATTTATTTGAAGATTGATTTAAAAATTGATTGTCTAATTTTTTTTTATATAACTATTTATATAAAAATATTATATGATACATAATGATTATAAAAATAATAAAATAAAACAAAACAAAAAATTATTAAATATAGATTCATTAGATGATAATATTAAACAAAAAATAATATTAAATAAACAAATAATATATGATAAAAATAATTATATAGAAGAAATAATACCAAATAATGAAATATTATCAATAAATAAAGATATAGAAAATGAATGTATTAATAAATCTAGTATATATAATGATTCAATAAAAATTAAAATAGATGATTATGAATGTATATTATTAGAAATAAATAATAATATATATAAATATTATCCAGGTTTTTTTACATTTAGTCAATTTAATAAATATATTAATGAGAAAACAAATAGATTTACATCATTTACTTCTAAATATATAGCATTTAATGAAAGTAAAACTAATTATACAGGATTAGTATCCTATAAATTATTAGATAAATTAGTATTATTAGATCTATTTAATATAAATAATATAAAATTATTAATAAATTTAATAAAAAAATTATCAGTAGATGATTACATGATTTTATTAGATAATAAAGTTAAATTTGATAAATTAATAGATAATAATATAAAATTAATAGATGAACAAAAATTAAAAATAATAAAAGAGAAAATGATAGAATATTTAGAAATAATATCAGGTTATAATAAAACATTTGAAGATCAAATAAAATATTATGATAAATTATATAATAAAAAATTAATATATTATTTGAAAACAGAAAAGATATATAACAAGAGTAATTATTGTGATATGATAAAAGAAATGAATATTATATATATAAATAAATATGATAATATATTATTTAATATGATAAATCATCTGATACCTGAAATAGATGGATTTATTAAGAAACAATTATATTCTAATTTTAATAATGTTAAAGAAGAGATATATATAAGACATATATCATTACATAAATTAATGTATGATAAAGAAGATAAATTAACATGGTTAAATTGGCGAATTAAAGTTTTTAATAATAATAAATTATACAAGGGTTTAATAATGAGATTATTAAATACCATTGATATCTTTGGTAAAAATAATCATAATTTTTCATTAATTAAATATTATGTATCTAATAATATATCATCAAATATAATAAAAAAGAAAATAAATATAATAAATAATAATAATCAAAATAACAATAAATATATATTATCATATGATGTAAGTGAATTTAAATGTATAAATAAGAATATATCATATAATAAAAATATATTAAGAATATTAGATCTAATAAGTATAATAAATAAATATACTAATAAGAATTTACATTATATATATTTAATGAATGTATTATTTAAAGATGATGATATATATAATAAATTTAAAGAATATTTAGATAGATTAGGATTTAAATTTTATATAAGATTACAAAATAATAATAATGAAATATTATTTATATCAAAAGATGATAATCATAATTATTATAAAATTAATATGATAAATGTATATGATAATATAAAAAAAGAGATAACTAATAATACATTTAATGATAAAATATTAAAATTATATAATGAATCATTGACAGAAAATAATAATTTGATAATTGAAATAAAAAATATTAAATTAAGTTGTATATTATTAAAAAAACCATTACAATATAATACTGAATATGATGATTATTTAAATATGAATAAAGATGATATAATATCAAAATTTAAAAAAATAAATAGTTTAACACATATTAATGAATTAGATAGAATTATATATGAAAAATCTGATATTATTATTGGTAATTTTAATTTCACTTTATATGATGATAATAATAATCTCAATAATGAAGTAAAAAAATTAACTTTAAATAATTATTTAAATTATAATAATAATCTAGAAAAATATTCAACAATAAATAAGAGAATAGATCATACATATTCTAGAATTAAATTAAATATGAATAATATAATTAAATGTAATTATACATATAATTTACCATTATTACAAATTATAAATATATAAAAATATTTAAATTTATTTAAAAAAATATAATTATCTAAACATATTATATATAATATATAGAGAATGTTTCAAGAACTTAATTTAGTTTTATCATTTAAACATACAAGATTAGTTTTAGTTTTATTATTTAGCATCTTAGCTGGTAATATTGCTAGACCTTTACCTAAAATGTTAGATTCATTATATCAGGATACTTCTATGCAATCTCAATTATTTAAATTTGTTATGTTATTTGTATTAGCTCTATTAACTAATGGTCCAGTTAAAGATATGAATCATTTATTATTTATTGCTGGTAGTTGTTTAGTTGTATTAATTATTTTTCATCTATTAAGAGAATTTGAAAAAAAACACTAAATTATCTTTTTATTAAATTATCTTTTTATTAAATTATCTTTTTATTAAATTATCTTTTATTAAATTATCTTTTATTAAATTAAATATATTTATTATTAAATTTATTTAATTTATTTATTATCTATTTAAATCTAATTTTATTATTTTTATATCTATCTAATAAATATTTTGGAAATATTTCTTGTTTTATATCATCTCCTTTTGTTATTTTATTTATTTGTTCATCATATTCTCTATTATTATCTTTTGTTTCTTTTCTTATCTCTTTTATTTTATCATATGACACTTCATCTATATTTATTATTGATATTTTACTTATATTATATATATCTATATAATCATTTTTAATATCTAAAATATTATCTAAATTATTTATTTTATATTTATATATATCTTTATTTATATCATATATATAATATCTATCATCAATATTATATTTTGTCTTTATTTTTAATGTTTTTTGTATATCAGTATATATATCATTACGTATTGATTTTAATAATTCTATATTTTCATCATTATCTAATATATTAATATTACTATAAAAATATATATCATCTTGATTTATAATATTTTTATCAAATATTTTTTTATATTCACTTATTTTGTTATCTGTTAATATATTATTTTTTAATATATTATTTAATTGTATCTGTAAATATATATATTTATTATAATCAATATTATTAATATTATTTATATTTATATTTTTCATTTCTTCATTTAACTTATTAAAATCATTTCGATTATTTTTAATTTCATTAAATTTATTTTTTAAATCATTATTATCTATTATATCTGTTATGACTTTAATATTATTATCATAATTTATTGATTTTATTTCATTAGTAATATTATTATTATACTCTAATATTTTTATTATATTATTATATTTATCTAAATCATTTTGTATTTCTATTAATTTATATTTATGTCTATTATAATCATATTCAATATTATCTTTATGTAAATCATTTAATAATGATGTTTTTTGTATATTAAAATCATATATAATATTATTTTTATAATTATCTTTTTTAGTAGTTATATAATGTGTAATATCTTCTATTGTTTTATTTTGCATATAATATTTTATTAAAAATTTTTCATATAATGGTGATGTAGATGTTTTTTGTAATATGTTAATTGTTATATTAATTTCATTATAATGTATAAATAATAATAATAATATAGAATTATTTAAATTTAATGGTTCAGATTGCATTAATATTAATCTCATAAATTCATCTTTATTATCACTAAATAATTTTATATCAATATATTCACCATCTATAAATTTTTCTAAATTATTATCAGTAGTATCAAATTTATATTTATAATTATCATCTAATTTAGATAATATAATATGTATTATTAATCGTTCGTATATTGTTAATTCTTCTTTTTTTTTATTAAAATAATTAGTAATATTAGTTATAATATTATTTTGATTTAGATTTGTATTTGTATTTCTATTATCATTAATATAATCTTTGATATCATTTGGAATTTTTGTATATATTTCAAAAAAAAACCTATATATAATGATTATTTCTTTATTTGTTAAATCATCTAAATATAACTCTAAACCTTTTGCTACTAATTTAAATAATATAGTATATGTAGCAGTATCAAACTTAGTTTTATTTAGATAATAAATAAATGTAAAAAATTTATCTTTAGTCAAATTAATTTTCCCATTTTTAATATTACTCAGTATACTTATTATCATATCATATTGATTATTATTTATAAATTTATCATATTTTAAATTATATGTTAATAAATAATTTCCAATTATAGCATTAAAAGTTCGATAGGTAATATATAAATCACTAATATTTATATATATATCATATAAAAAAATATTATTTATATCTGGACCATTATTATAATTAAGAAATATGTGTATTTTATCAACATATTTAGTGTCAATTATATCATATATATTATTATATATTTTATCTATATTTTTTATTACTATTATATTATTATTATCATCTTTATTTTTATTATTATAATTATATATATTTTCTTGTGTAAGATCTTTGTTATTTGCATTATCATTAATAAATTGATTAACAAAATCATAATTATTATGATTTATTAATATATTATTTAAATTTTGTAATATATTATTATTATTTAAGTGGTATTGATGTATTAAATTATCATAAACTAATTTTATTAAAAAAGCATATGATACATTAGTTCTTAAATCTATAATCTTTTTTTCAATTATAATTTCATTATCCTTCCATTTTGATATAGTATCAATAATACTAATAATCATATCAATATATTTTATAATTTCAGTATGTTTACCATTATATATTGATATATTTTTAAAATTATGTACAAATAAAACTTTTTCAATAATATATTTAATGGTATATATTATTAGTTTAATTTCATCAAGTAATTTATGATTATCTTTTATAATATTTATATCAAATGAAAATATTTTATTAATAATTTTATAAAAATCATCTAATAAATTTGATTTATTTATAAATTTATAATAATAATAAGGTTGTATATTATTTGAATCATAATTATTATTCAATCCATATTCATATAATAAAAAATTTTTTTTATAATTTTCAAAATTGACATTGGCATTAGTATTGATATTATTATATTTATTAAAACGTTCAATAAATAAATCATATTCTTTAATTTTATTAAAAAAATCACTATATTGTTTTTTATCAAAAATATTAGTAATAATATCTTTATCATACGACCTTATTTTATCTTGATAATATTCTTTAATTTCTTTATTAAATGAAATTTTTTTATATTTATAAATTTTTTTATAAAAGAATAATTTTAAAAAAACATTAAAAATAATCATATAATCTTTTTTTATATTATCATCCAATACTATATATGATAATATAATATTAGCAAAATATATACTATATTTTACTAATTGTTCTATAATTGTATTATTGAATATATTAATATAATGATATATATATATTAAATTATTATAAAATATGTAACTAATATCACCAAATTTAATATTATTATTTTTATCAATATTAAATATATAATATGTATCATTACTATGATTTTTTATATAATAATAATAATTTAATAGATATAATTTTTGTAGATCTGTATCATTATTTATATTTATATTTTTATCAATAATAATATCATTTTTATCAATATTATCATACCCATAATAAAAATAATAATTATTATTATTATTATTATTATTTTTTAGTGTTGAAGTTAAAAAATAACTATCACTACTATATATATCTTTAATATTAATAATTTTTGTAGATGTAATGAATATTATATTGAAACGATTTTTATCAGTTATAATAGAACGCATAATTAATAAAAACAATTCAATATTATCAGACATTATGATAATATATTTATCAGAATATATTTCTAAATATTTTTCTAAATATTTTTTTAAAACATTATATATTTTCTTTATAGAATTAGCATTATCTAATAGATTATCAACAAAAAATGTTTCATCAATATTATTATATAATTTATTAAAATTTTTATAATTATTAAAATTTTTTATTGCATTAGATGGTATTTTATTTTTATCTACAATACCATCAGATGCGAAATAAGAAAAGAAATATTTTTTATTAAATAAATCATAATCAATAACTTTATTATACATTGTAGAAATATCACAAAATAAAATAGAATTATCAAATAATATATTAGATGTTATATTATTATTATTAATGTATGTAATATAATCTTTAAATATTACATAATCAAATGTTATATTATTATTAAAATCTATATTTAATGCATTTTTTATAATATCTAAAAAACTATAAATAGTTGTCATAATTATATAATTATATAATATATAATTAAAATAAAAAAATATAACTTATATCTATATTAAATTTCATTTATATATAAATAAATATTAACATTATTAATATTATTAACAATATTAACATTATTTATAGGATTTAAATTTCTTACATATAATCTACTATTTATATTTATATATCCATTATAATTTAAAATATTAAAATATATATTATCTTGTGATTTTATTGAATAATTATAATTTATTAAATTTCCATCTATATACATTTTTAATTCATCTTGAACATCTGTTAATAAATTAAAATTAATATGATAATAACCTGATTTTTTTATTATAAATTCATCTGTTATATTATCATATATTATATCATTAGAATTATTATTAATATTATTTTCAAATATAAGATTAGTATTAGGTGGTATAATTTGAGTATTAAAATTTACACATTGTAAAAATATTTTATTAATAGGTTCAATAAATAAATTCCATGAAGAAGATATTTCATTAGTTGAATAATTAAATGGAGATGTATTTATATTACATATAATACAAATATATAATTTATTATTAAAATTAACAATATCACCAATTTCATATAAAATCATTGGATCCCAATTATCTTTCCAATTTATACCATTAGTTACTACTAATTCCCAAAATGTATTATTACATTTATTTGGTTCTATACCTATATTATCTACTAATGCTATATATGTTGATCCATTATGATATACTAAATTATCTTCATTATATTCTTTCTCATTATTCCATATTCCCATCCATTTTAATGTTTTTTTACATTTATTTCCTTTTTTACCTCTCTTTCCTTCTTTACCTCTTTTACCATTTTTACCATTTTTACCATCTTTACCATCTTTACCATCTCTACCATCTCTACCTTTGATATGTTTAATAAAAATAATATTATCTTTTTTATAACATTTAGTATCTAATTTAATATCATTATTACAAGATTTAGTTTTTTTATGAGATTTTTTTTTATTTTTTTTCATAATTAATTGATCTAATAAACTGTCATTTAATTTATCACCGAAGGTACCTGTGATAAATTTGTCATTATTTTCACTTTTGTTTTCTTCATTATAATCATAATTTAATAAATTATTTATCATATAATATATATTAAACAAGAAATTTTATAAAAAACTATAATATTTTTTATGAAATTTATATTAAATTTTTATAATATTTATCAATATTATTTGTCTATTTTTATTAATTTTTTTTTTGCTTCTAATAACATATTAACATTAGGTACAAATGATATTTTTGTTGGAATTGGTTCTTTTATATTATTTGTTATATTATTAGATTGATATGATATAGGTGTATTATTATTTAATAAATTTAGATTAATATTAGGTACTTGAGGTATATTTGTTATTGTAGGTATTATAATATTTTTATTTAATTCTGGATCTATTAAACAATCATAATCATATATAGATTCATATAATTTAGCTTGAATTAATTTACAATTAATACCACATCTATTTCTTGATATATCAATCCATATTTCACTTATATCTAATAAACATCTCAATTCATAATCTAATTTTATATTATAATTATCTAATAATTTATTATTTTTATCAAAAAATTTAAATAATCTTTTTTTATTATAATATGGTAATTTAATATTTATATTTAATATATCATCATCTATATCAAATAAATCATTTTTTTTTCTTGTTATATCTTCATTATCAAATATTGATTTTAATGTCATATTTGGATAATTTTGTTTTAATTTATTTAATATATTCTTCTCTAAATCTAATATTAACATATGAAATTTCTCAATTGAACCCATATATGGATCTAATTGTAGTTTTAATTGTAATATATTTAAATTATTATTCAAATATTCATATGATTCATTATTATTTTTTAAATTTGGTCCTATTATTATCACATTATTCATATTATCATATCCTATATTCATCTTATATCTTATACCATTTTTTGTTATCTTACTATATAATATTTTATCTATTTTTAGATCACTCCAATTTATTGGTTTTATCATTTTTTATATACTATTATAATTATATTATTTTAATATTATTATAATATTTATATTTAATTATCTTTTATATTACTTATTTTATTCATATTTAATTGTTTCAATCTAATTCTTCTACTTGTGGATTTGATTTTGATTCTTCTTTCTCGTCATCTTGATTTAAATTCATACCTTTCATCATTTCACTCATCTTAGACATATCCATATTATTAGGATCCATTCCCATACCTTTCATCATATCCCCCATTTTACTCATATCCATACCTTTCATCATTTCTTCCATATTCATACCACTCATATCTGGCATACCACTTGGTCCAGAATGAGTAGAACCTGATTGATCTAATTTAGATAATGAATCTTTAAATGAATCTTCTAATTCTTTTAATTTAACTTCAAATACAGTTTTATCAGTATCAGGAGCTGTTCTTAACCATTCTAATGTTTCTTCACATAATTTTTCCATTCTTTCTTTTTCTTCTGATTCTAATTTATCTTTATTTTTTTCATCACTTAAAGTTGATTTAGTAGAATATACATAATTTTCAACTCTATTTTTTGCTTCAAAAGCTGCATGTCTTTCTTCATCTTGTTGTTTAAATTTTTCAGCTTCTTCTACCATTCTATCAATATCATCTTTAGATAATCTACCAGTATCATTTTTAATAGTAATATTTTTTGATTTACCTGATGATTTCTCACAAGCACTAACAGTTAAAATACCATCAGTTGATAATTCATAAGTGACTTCAATTTGAGGTTCACCTCTTCTCATTTTAGGAATATCTTCTAATAAGAATTCACCTAATTTATTACAATCTTTAGTGAATTTTCTTTCACCTTCAAATACAACAATATTACAAGCTGGTTGATTATCTACATATGTTGAAAATGTTTGAGATCTTTTTGTTGGAATAGTTGTATTTCTTGGAATAATTGGTGTCATAATATTTCCTGATGTTTCAATACCTAATGTTAATGGTGTAACATCTATTAATAATAAATCTTTAGTTTTATCATCTTTTTGTCCAGATAATAAGAAAGCTTGAACAGCAGCACCATATGCTACAGCTTCATCTGGATTAATAGATTTACATAATTCTTTACCATTGAAATAATCACTTAATAAACTTTGAATTTTTGGAATTCTAGTAGTTCCACCAACTAAAACAATATCATCAATTTGATTTTTAGCCATTTTAGCATCAACTAAAACTTGATCAACAGGAGCAAGAGTTCTTCTAAAAATATTAGAACATAATTCTTCATATTTAGCTCTAGTTAATCTTAATTTATAATCAATACCTTCATGTAAAGCATCTAAATCATATTCAGCATTAGTAGTAGAAGATAAATTTCTTTTTAAGTTTTCACAACCAGTTTTTAATCTTTTTAAAGATCTATCACTAAATTTAGTATCTAATGGTAATTTATTTTGTTTTAAAAATTGTTCTTTAAAATAATCTTGTAAGATGTGATCGATATCTTCACCACCAAGTCTTGCATCACCGCTAGTAGCTTTAACTTCAAAAACACCTTCGTCAATACTTAATAAACTTACATCATGTGTACCCATAATTGTTATCGTAGAATCATTTAAATTCTACTTCTCATACTTTCATATGAGGTCGGACTATATCTTATTGATAATTATAATTATTATCAACCATGGCACTCGTGGATATTTCATCATGAATAATATAATAAATATTATTTTTAGATTACTATATCTAGTCTCTGAACCTTCAACCAATTTCTTGGAAGCTTGGCTGCGGATTGTCCATTGCAATATTTTTAACATTATTACTATACCTTAGATAATTACTTTAAGCCACTATTATATTACTATAATAGTTTAGTAGTTAAAACTTTAGGAGTTTCCCGCAATTCACCATGTTTTTTAATTATATAATATAATTAAAAGAGGGCTTTAACCTCAGGAAGCAGTATACATTTAATAAATAAGTTTACCTCCGCAATCAAAAACAACAATATTTCTTTCTTTACCATCATTACATTTATCTAAACCATATGCAATAGCAGCAGCAGTTGGTTCATTAATAATTCTAACAATTTCTAAACCAGCAATAACACCAGCATCTTTAGTAGCTTGTCTTTGTGAATCATTAAAATAAGCAGGTACAGTAACGACAGCTTTTTTAACAGGATGACCTAAATAAGCTTCCGCAATATCTCTTAATTTACCTAAGATCATAGCAGAGATTTCTTCAGGACTGAATTGTTTAGTTTCACCCATAAATTGAACTTCAACTTTAGGTCTATCATTAACATCAACAACATTATAAGTAAAATATTTTAAATCTTTTTGTAAAGAAGGATCAGAGAATCTAGCACCCATTAAACGTTTAATATCATAAATAGTATTTTTAGTATTAGTAGCAACTTGATTTTTAGCAGCTTCACCGAATAATCTTTCAGAATCAGTGAAAGCAACCCAAGAAGGAGTAGTTCTATTACCTTGATCATTTGCGATGATTTCAACAGTACCATTTCTATAAATACCAACACAAGAATATGTAGTACCTAAATCAATACCAATAATAGTTTCAGTTTGAGACATTTTTGTAAATATAATTAATATTATTAATAAATTTTTATATTAAATGAATTAAATTTTGTTTAAATAATATGTATATAAAATATTATATGGATATAGATTTAAAGAGTTTAATATCAATAATATCAACTAGTATAGGTTTAATAAGTGCTTTATTAAGTAAATTATATTTTGATAAATTAAAAAAATTAGAAGATAATAAAGATAAATTAAGATTACAAACAGATATAACAAATATAGAAAATAAATTAAAAACATTTTATATACCAATATATTTTAAATTATTAATAATATCAATAACTAAAAAACAAATAAAATATTTAAAGAAAAAAAATATAAATGAATATTTGAAAATAGAAAAAAATGTAATATTAAATACACATGAAGAAATAATAAATATAATTTTATCATGTTATTCATTAGATACAATAAATGATATATCTATTGATATTATAAAAGATTATATTAATTATGTTGTAATATATAGAAATATAAGAAATATAAATTATATAAATATAAATATTACAGATGATATATGTGGTAAATATCCTAAAAATTTTTTAATAGAAATAGAAAATAAAATAACAGAATTACATGAAAAATATGAATCATTTTTAGGAAGAAATAATTCTAATATTTCATATTATAAAAAAATTATAACTTCTTTTAATAAATGTTTATCATTTTTTAGATTTTTTAATAAATCTAAAAAAAATAATATTAATAAATCTAATACTATTTCTAATAATAAATGGAGTATTTCTAATTATATTAAAAATAATATTAATATAAGTGAAATAAATAAAATATTATATGATGAAACTTCATCTATTGAATCAATATATAATAATATAAATTTAGAAAAAATATTTGAAAAAATAAATAAACAGAATGGTTGTGGTATTATTGATGATATATTATTAGAAATAAATATGACAGATTCAATACCATTAGAATATATTGATATAAAAATAAAATCATCATGATTTATCTTTTATTTGTAATAATATATTTCTAACAGCATCATGAATATTTTTTATATTAGGATAATATTTTTGTAATTTATTTGTTGATAAATAATTATTTGATCTACCTGCTGATAATATTTTTGATTGTTCATTAATATCAAAATTAGACCATTTAAAATTATTATCAATAATATCTCTATACATAGTTAAGATTTCATTATGAGATATAACACCTGGATTAGTTAAATTAAATGTTCCTGTTATATTATTTATCATTAAATCTATAATTATTGGAAATATTGTTGGTAATACAGTCATTGAATTATAAATAGAACAAATTTTTGAATAAGTAGTGATTTTAGTAATAAAATTTCTTGGATTATTATCATAAGATATTGGCATTCTAATACGTAAATTTAATGTATTTTCTTCAAATAATTTCATAAATCTATCTGTAAAACCTTTTACTATTGAATAAGATGATCCAAAAAAATTAGGTTGATCATCTTCTGTAAATTGATAATCATCTGGTAATTTATCTTGTTCTAAATTAGTTTTATTTTTATATTCAAAAATACAACCAGTACCTAAATAAGTTAAATGAATATTATATTTTTGACATAAAATAGCTAAACAAACTGGTGAAAATAAATTATCTCTAATATTATCAACTAATTTACCAGTTTGTTCTAAATAATCAATAGTAGTATAACCAGGACCATTAGTTCTACCAATCATACATAATATATGAGTTGGTTTAATTTCATCAATTTCTAATTTAATTAAATCAATATTATCAACACGATTATTAGATAAAACTAATAATTCAAGATTAATTAAATTATGATTTTTCAAATAATCTAAGAATTGTTTACATATCCATCCATTACCTCCATATACTAATAATTTCATTATATTATTATATATATTAATAAATTTTTATATAATATATATAAAAATTTATTAGAGATGTTAAAAAGATTATTAGAGATAATTATATAAAAATAATATATAATAATAATAAATATATAATGGAAAAATATTATGATATAAATAAAAATAATATGTTAATAAAAAAAGAATTTGATGATAAATTTGATTTAGATAAAATATCTATAAATTTAAAATATAATATAGACACTTTTAATGAAATGATAGATTGGTATGATATATATAATAAAATTAATATTAATTTTAATACTTTTTATAATATTCTAAAATTATTAGATATTGAATTATATAATATTTTATATTACAGATCTAATTTAATTAAAATAGATAATAAATTTATAATTGATTTTTTTAATAATAATTATCATCAAAATAGAATAATAAATAAAACACAATTAAAATATTATGATGATATTAATACCACAAGCACCTTCGGTGAAAATAATAAATTAGTATTAATATTGAATACAGTAAATAATGATATTAATATTATTATCAAAATATTAAATAAAATAAAAAATGTATCAAAAATATTTATAATAACAAAAAATCAAAATGATAATTTAATATATCTTGATGAACAATATAATATTAATATTGTTTTATTAAATAATAATTTTGATATATATCAATTTGCTATTCAAACATCTTATATTAATAATATATTATTATTAGATTTAGAATATTATAATGATATATATTTAGATTATTTAGATATATTATATAAGAAAAATAGTAATTATAATTATATTATTACTGAATATATAGATGATAATAAATATAAAAAATATGATAAACGAATATTATATTTATCATTAAATCAGAAAAATAAATATAATAAAAATAATATATTAGAATATTTAAATTTACATCATATTGTTTATTTATATGATATTTGTATTAATAATAAATTAATTATAAATGAAATAAATCAACAAATATTAGATAATATAATAAAAAAAGAAAATAATATAATAATAAATAAAAAAACATTATGTGTTTTATGTCATATTGGTAATATTAATATATTTAAATCTATTATTATTTATTTATTAGAATTAGAAAAATTATCATCTGATAAATATGATATTAATCTATATTTTAATATTGTTAAAGATTTAGTAAATAAAGATGATATTACTATTTTAATAAATAAATATTTTAATATTAATAGATATAAATATATCAAAATTTTTATTAGTGATAATAAAGGTTTTGATATTGGTGGTTATATTAATATTCTTAAAAATATTACTGATTATAATAATGATATCTATATAACTTGTCATACTAAAACTGATAATGAATGGAGAAATTCTATGTTTAAACCTATTTTTAATAATTTAGAATCAAATTTAGATTTATTAAATAATGATATTATTGGTATTATTGGTGCTAGAAAAAGAACTTATAAAACTAATTTTAAATTAAATAAAAATAATTATAATCATATGAGAGATTTAATTCAATTATTCAATTTTAAAAATATTATTGATAATGATGGTAATATTAAAAATTTTTATTTTATTGGTGGTACTTGTATGATTATATCTAAATTTATTATTGATATTATTATTAATTTTGGTTTAGATAAATTATATAATTTATTTAATGATAAATATAGTGTTGATTATAATTGGTATCTACATCATCAAACTCATCCAAAAATATATGACGAATTTATTAAAAAAAAACTAGATATTAATCAAATTAATGCTCAAAAACATTATGAAAATAATAATGATATTAATATATCACCTAATTTATTACATGCTATTATTTTTAATAAAAAAGATAGTCATTTTAGAGATAGTATGTTTGAACACTCTTTTGAAAGATTATTCGGTTTAATTTCTTTTAATTTAAATAAATTAGTTATTGCTATTTGATAAATATAAATTTATTATTATTATCTTTTTTAACTTGGTATAGTTATATATATGTTTAACTTGATTAGACCATAAATATAAATTTATTATAATTATCATCTAATAACTTAGAATAGTTATATATAGATAAATATATGTTTAACTTGATTAGACCATAAATATAAATTTATTATAATTATTATCTAATAACTTAGAATAGTTATATATAGATAAATTAGTGTTTAACTTGATTAGACCATAAATATAAATTTATTATAATTATCATCTAATAACTTAGAATAGTTATATTTAGATAAATATATGTTTAACTTAGAATAGTTATATATAAAATATGCAATAATATAATCCAATAATAGTTATAAAAATGATATAATTGGATAATAATCCTTGCATATCAAATATATTAGTATATATGTATAAATATTTATAACGCAATGATCTAATTAAATGAGATAATTATGATAATATTTAATGAAATAATTGCGTGTTAGATATATAAAAATAAATCATTTATTATTATTAAATTTATTTTTATAATATTCGATGACAGAGATAATACCATTATTAAAATCAATAGATTCATACCAACCAAGATAATTTAATTTATCAATTTTAACAAAATATCTATTATCATTAAAGTTTCTATCTTCGACATATTTAAACCAAAAATTAGGATCATCATTAGGTTTTAAATATTTAACAAGAATATTAAAAATATCCATAATAGAATATTCATTTTTAGAACCAATATTATAAATTTCATTAATTTTACCTTTTTGAATTATAATATCAACAGCTTTAGAGATATCATCAGTATGAATGAAAGTTCTAGAATTAGAACCATTACCATGAATAGTACATTGTTGATTATTCAATAATAATTTAATAAATTTAGGGATTAATTTTTCAGGATATTGATTAGGTCCATATGCATTATTACATCTTGTGATTATAATTGGTAATTTCCAACTATAATAATAAGATTTTACAATAAATTCTGCTCCTGCTTTTGAAGCAGCATATGGATTAGTTGGATTTAATAAATATTCTTCATTACATCCATCATCAGTATTTTTAATTTCACCATAAACTTCATCAGTAGAGAAATGAATAAATTTTTTAATTAGACCATAACAACGACAAGCTTCTAATAGATAATTAGTACCTAAAATATTATCTTTTGTAAATTGAACAGAATTACAAAAAGAATTATCAACATGTGATTGAGCAGCGAAATGAACAATTAATTCAATATTATGTTTAATTAAAACATTTAAAATATTATTAAAATCACAGATATCATATTGATAAAAGAAATATTTATTATTATAAGTATTATTATCATTATATAGAATATTAGATAGATCAGAACAATAATCAAGTCTATCGATATTAATAATATTTAAATTTGAATAATTTAATAAAAGATTATTAATATAATTAGAACCAATAAAACCAGCACCTCCAGTAATCAAAATATTTTTATAAAGAAAATCATTATTATTTATCATATAATTATATCATTATTATAATTAAATATTTTTATATATTAAACATATTTATCATATATTTTAGTTTAATCAATTATTATTAAATTTATTTTTATCATAATTTTGTCTTTCTAATACTTTCCAATTTTGATTATCTAATGGACAAACATTTCTTGTTTTAATCCATCTATTTATACAATGTTCATGTATTCCATGATAACAACATCCTATTACACTTAAACATTGTATATCATCAGTTTTATTTTCACATTCAATACATTTATCTTCTAAATTATTTCTACATATAGGACATGAATCATTTAATAGATTTAATTTAGAATTAATAATAATATCAATTTTTTTAATAGTAAATACATTTGTCATCTTTAAATTTAATTAAATTATATAATTATATATAGTTTATATAATTATATAATTATATCAATATATTAATTTATCAATTTTTTTGAAAGGAAGTTTATTGTTTAAGTAAACTCAAGTCCAATTTTTTTTATTTATAAATAATTATTCAATTAATAAAGACCAAATATTTTTATCTAAATTAAATTTCATATTTTTTAATATGTAATGATAAGATTTTAAATCATTATTTTCTTTTATTTTTATTATATAAGATGTTAATTTATTAGATTTAATATTATCATCTTCAAATATACCAGTTTTTAATTCTTGAGTTTCAAAATCGAATTCAATAGGAATTTTATCTTGTAATTTAGAGATTTTAAATTTAATTCTATCAATTAAATTATATGGAAATGGATATTTTGGATGATCAAATGGAATTATCACATATGTCATTTTTTTATCTTTTATTGAATATTTTTCTAAATATAATAATCTTTTTCTTATTTCTTCACATATATCTACTCTTATTATATCTTTATCTAATTTTAAATTTAATTTTAAAGCAATATCATCTAAATCATCTTTAGTATAAGAAGAGAAACAAACAGAACCTTTTTGAGTAGGAATACCAGTACCTCTTTTTTTAGATAAAACTTTATCTCTTTTAATTCTCAATTTAAAAATATCAGGAATAGTTTCAGTGATAGAATATTTGGAAGCACTAGCTTTATCAATAATACCAACATAATCAAATTCAGGTCTTTTATCATAATAATCTAAAACACTATTAAAATCATATTCTTGTTTTTTAACTAATTTCTTTTTTTTATCATTGAAGGTACCTGTGGTAGTTATATCAATAGAATCTTGTAATTTTGTTTTATCTAATATTTTTAATATATCTATTGTTTTCAAATAATTATATATTGATAAATTATTATATAATTCAGTTTGAAAATTAGATCTATAATACATAGGTACATCTTCATGTTGATCATAAGGTTGAAAAATATAAAATTGATTTCTAAAAATGAGATAACCAGGGACATTATATTTATCATAGATAGTATCTTGAAAGTTATTAAAATCATTTTCATTAATAGGTATTAAATCATTTAGAGCTTTAAAAACGAAGAAATCTTCAAATAATTCTTTTTTTTCACCAGTATAAGATGATTTTATTTTTCGAACTAATTCATTTAGAGTATAAACATATCTAAATTTATATAAACCTTTAATTTTATCTTTTGCGAAATTAATTTCATTAGAAGCTAAAATATTAGTAAATGTAGTATAATCTAATCTATCTTTTGATATTTTTTTATATAATTTTTTAGTATTATCATAATATTTTAAATTTAATTTATCATCAAAACATTTAAAACTACATTTAGTTAAATTACATTGAATAGGACAAATAGTTAAATTTTTTTTTTCTTCAGCAGTATATTTATCTAATTGATCTATTGTTATACAATTACCATATTTTTTTTCTTCTTCAGGAAAAATATTATCATGATAATTTAGAGGACAATCTATAGCAACTTCTTTTAAAACTCTTTCAGTTTCAGCAATTAATTTATATTTTAATTCAGCTTTTTTATACATTTCTTCTTCTGTTGATAATTTCGTATCACCTTTTATTGATACAACATATCTATATATTTTTACTTTTGGATATGGATTTTCATCATTTGTTATTTTATAATGTTTACATTCTCTTAATGCTCTTCCTATAACTTGTTGTAATTTACCTAAATTATAATAAACATCTAATACATGTATTTCACCAACATTTTCTAATGTAATACCTTCATTCATAACTCTTGATCCTAAAACTAATTTTATATATCTTCCATCCTTATTACTTATATCTGAAAATATTTCATTTAATATTTTTATTTTTATTTCTGGTATATGATCATCACCATCTTCGCCTTTACCTTTCATAGTAATATAAGTACTAGGATAGAAAGAACGATTATTAAATTTATCAGTAAAATTACCAGATTTAAATTGATCATAAGTTAAACCATTAATTGCATCACGAGTATCATTTTTAATTTTATAATTACCATCTTCTCTATATTCAATATAACCATTAACTTCAAGAATTTCAGTAAATAATTCAATACCAACTTTAACTAAATTAAAATAAATAAAAGCAGTAGAAGCACCTTTTTTAGAATCAATTAAATCATTAATATTATTAATAGCAGTATAGAATTTAATAGAGAATTGTTTTAAATTTTCTAATTTAAGAATATGACCAGTAATATTTTTATTAATATCACTATTTTTAATAATATTTATAATATCATTATCATATTTAGATCCTAATAAAGTATTAACATTTTTATTTAATAATTCTTTATAAGATTTAATTTGTAATAATAAATTAGTTAAACCTTTTTTACCATAAGTACCAATTATTTCCGTTTTTTCATCATTTAATATTGGAAAACAAAAATTTGATGCTGCTTGTGATTTCCTATCTAAACTATCTTCTATATATTTATCTATAATTGCATTATATGTTTTTTGTTGAAAATCTTCCATATAACATCTTACTACATGTGTAAATAATAATCCTTCTGGTATATCACCCATATCAACTCCTTCAGCAAATGTAACAGGATTATTACCTCTATAATGTGATACATAACCATTACACATTTTACTTAAATATTCTTTACCTTCTTCTTTAAAAGAAATAGGATGTGTTTTATCAATATTATATACTTTATCAACTTCAATAGGATCATTAGGATTTCTAATAAAATTAACTAATTCAATAATTTCTTCAGCAAAATTGATCATAGGAGTAGCAGATAATAAAATAATTTTCAAATTTTTAGAATTATCTAATAATTTACGTATAGCATTACCACATTCATTACCAGTAACATTATGACATTCATCAACAATTAATAATGTATTATCTAATCTATCAATTTTATTTAAAGCAATATCTCTTTCAAATTCACCACTAGAAGTTTTTTTATAAACTTTTTTTAATTTATTATCATCACTAACCTTTTTTTCACTAACTTTCAAACCTAATACTTTTTTTTGAAATGATCTATATGTTATTACATGATAATATTGCATTGAAGCTAATTTCGCTTGTTTTATTGCTTTTATTTTTTCATCTTCATTAACATAACCAATATTTTGTGTAACATCTTTTAAATATGTCTCTTTAGTACATTTAATAATTTCATTCTTCCAATTTTCTTTTAATAATGGTCCAGGTACTAATACATATATCTTTGTATTATATTTTTTAACTTGTTCTTTAAAATTCTCTGCTATTGCTATTGCACCACATGTTTTACCTGTTCCTAAACCATGATATAATAATAAACCTCTAAATGGTGTATCTGGATTTATAAAATTAGCTAATAATGATTGTTGTGGTCTTAATCTAAAAGTACCACCACATGCAATATCTCTATGTTTCTTAATATCATTATAATCAGTTAATATATTTCTTTGAGGAACCTTATGATAATAATATTCTCTTTTTTTATAAATCTTTTCTTGTATATTAGGATCATCTTGATTAGGATATGAATAATTCATTAACATTTTTTTATTTAATTTTTTATCATTAATAGTATCTATGGCAATATTATTACTAGAAATTGAAGAAGTATTAGAATCAATAGTATCTTCAGTATTATTATTATAATCATTAGAATCAATAGATAACATAATAGATATTATAATAATATAGATAGATATAATAAAAATAAAAAAATTAATATAAAAATATCAAGTTTAAAATTAATAAAAATGAATGTTATATAATTATATATTATTTAATTGATATGAATACTCTATCTGATAATAATAATTTTACTGATTCTGATTCTCAATCAATATTACAATCACAATCAAATAATAAATTAATAGATAAGAAAATAATAGTAGATAGAATAAATAATTTAAATAGTAGAAGATGTAATTTGAAAATATTTAAAATAATCTATAATGATAAAATTAATTATTCAAATAATGATAATGGTGTGTTTTTTAATATTAATACTCTAAATAATGAACAATTAAATGAAATTAATAATATATTATGTTATTATGAAAAAAAGAAAAATCAAGATGATAATATATTATCTACTGAATTTACTTAAATATATATTATTATATTTATATGAACTAAACTTATTTAGTGATGTAAGTATATATAATTAAATAATATAATAAATTAAATAATATAATTAAATAATATAATAAATGAAATTAAATGATATAACAAATGAAATGAATAATTAAATAATGATATAATTAAATAATAATATAATTAAATAATAATGTAATAAATCAAATAATATAATTAAATAATGATGTAATAAATCAAATAATGATATAATAAATCAAATGATATAATATAAACTCGCATCGCTAAACAAGTTTAGCTCACATAGCTCGTTTAAATATTATTATATTATATAGATATTATAAAAAAGATCATAAATTATATATAACATATCTAATATGCATAATTAGACATAATAATTGAATTAGATCAGTAGAACCAGTATTTAATAAATTAGAAATATCAGCAATTTTAATAAAGATATTAGATTTCATTAAATCATTTATTAATATTTTTTTATTACATTTATAATCTTTATCAATATTATTAAAATTAAGATCATAATTGGAATCTAAATTAATAATAATTTTTTTAATAATATTAATAATACTTAAAACAGGATAACCTAAATTAATTAATTTAGTAGTTTTATCATAAATAATTTTAATATCTTTAATTAAAAGTATATCATTAATAAATTGGTCAATAATATATTTTTCAGGATCAGAATTAATCATAATAACATGTTTTAATAATAATTTATTAGAATTATCATTATTAGATAAATAACAAGCTCTTTGAATATAAGTGATACATTTTCTCATATCACCATTAGTGATATCATATAAATAATTCATTATATTATCTAATTCATTTTGATCATATTGTATATTTTCATTGATTAAAATTTTTTCTATCATATTAATCATATTTTTATAACTAATATTATTAAATTTGAAATTAGTACATCTAGAAGATAATGGAGCGATAATTTTAGTAACATAATTACATATTAAAATAAATCTAGTTAAAGAAGAATATTCTTCAATAATTCTACGTAAAGCGAATTGAGAATCATTAGTCATAGCATCAGCTTCATCTAAAATAATAATTTTATAATTAGGAATATCATTATATTCATTAATAGCTAAAGCGGCGAAATTTTTAATTTTATCTCTAACGACTTTAATACCACGTTCATCAGAAGCATTTAATTCTAAAACTCTTTCTTTATAAATATGTTCATTTAATAAATTAGTTTTATGTTTAGTAGAACCATTAATAGAATCATAACCAAAAATATGTCTACAAATATTAATAGCAGCAGTAGTTTTACCAGTACCAGGTTGACCATAGAATAACATATGAGGTAATTTTTTAATATCATTAATATTTTCAATCATTTTTTTAATATCTTCTTGTTGTATAATATCTTTTAATTTTTTAGGTCTATATTTTTCGACCCATATATTATTTTGATTATCCATATTATTATATATATTATTTATTATAATAATATATTTATATATCTCTATAAATTAAATTGTCATTTTTTTTTAGATCATAAAGAATTATATAATAATTTAATAAGATATTAAAATAATATAATTTAATAAAAAAAATTGAAAAAATAATATAATGGGATATAAAGATATATATATTATTATATAAATCAAAATAAAAATGAAATCAAATAAAAAAACAGAGAAAAAGATAATAAAAAAAGAAAATATAGGAATAGATGTAACGAATATAATAACAAATCCTACAGATATTTTTGGTGAAAATATAGATAAATTATTAACAGATAAAAATAATAAAATAAAATTAGTATCACCATATATATCAATGGAATTAACATCAAATATAGAATTAGAAGCAGAACAATTAAATAATGAAATATATTATAATATTAAACAGAATTTAATAAAGAAAGTAGAAGGGAAATGTAATAATATAGGTTATATAGTACATATAGAAAAAATAATAGATTATAAATTAGGTTATATGATAGCGGAAGATTTTACAGGATCATGTTTATATAAGATAAGATATCAAGCATTAGTATGTATACCAATAAAAGATACAATAATAATAGGAATGATATCAAAAAAACGAGATATTGGATCTATAATGATAATACAACATGGACCTATATTTATTATAACAAAAATAAAAGAAACAGATATGAATATGACAAATTTTAAATTAGAGAATAATAATATATATAGTATAAATAAAAAACAACATATTATTGAAGGAGATTATGTTAAAATTAGAATTACATCAATTAAATATCAAAATGAAGATAAAGAAATTAAATGTATGGGAATATTAGAAGATATAGCAAATGAAGATGATATTAATAACTATTATAATAATATTTCTAAAAAAATGATTAATGATAGTGATAATATTAAAGAAGATAAATATAATGATATTGAATATAATGAAGATGAGATGATAAATGAAGATAATATAACGAAATCAATAATAAATTCAAGTACAAATTATGTCAATATATGAATATAAAAAAGAGAAAAATTAATTTATAAATGAAATTAATTAATTTAAAAAGGAATTAATTAAATTTATATAAGAATAATATAATATAAAAAATGACAGAAAATAAAGATTGGAGAAGTAATAAAATAAAAACAATATATTGTACAAATTGTGGTAAAAATGATCATATAGCAAAGAAATGTATAGAACCAATAACATCATATGGTTTAATATTAATAAAAATAAAATCAAATAAAATAAATAATATAGATATAAATAATATAAAAGATTTTTTTATTCAAAAATATAAATTTCCAGAAGATTTATTTAACAGAGAATTAAAAAATATATGTATAAATAAATATTTACATAAAAATAATCAATCAAATCATAATAAAGATGATATACAAAGATATATAGATTATACAATAAATAATATTGAATATTGTTTAATTAAAAGAAGACATACATATAATTATATACAATTTATAAGAGGTTCATATGATATAACAGAAATAGATAATATATTATTAATGTTTAAAAGAATGACATATGAAGAAAATAATAAGATAAAAACACAAACATTTAAATCATTATGGGAAGATATATGGAATGAAAAATCACAAAAAAGTGAACATATATATGAATATAATTTAGCAAAATTTAAATTTGATTTTATAAAAAAATATATGATAAAATTAATAGAAAATATTAAATTAATATATAATGATACAGAATGGGGTTTTCCAAAAGGTAGAAGAAATGATAATGAATCTAATATTAATTGTGCTATTAGAGAATTTGAAGAAGAAACTGGTATTAATAAATCTAATTTAATTATATTAGATAGATTATTTCCATTAATTGAAGAAACATTAGGTTCTAATAATCGTAGATATAAAATGATTTATTATTTTGGTATTTTGAATGATAATAAAATAGAACCTAAATTAGATGATAATAATATTAATCAATTATATGAAATAGGAGAAATAAAATTTCAATCATATTTAGATAGTTTAAAAAATATAAGAGAATATAATATAGAAAAAAAACAAATATTAGAAATAATCTTATATTTCATAATGTATAATATAAGATATTATGATAAATATTATAAAAAATAATTACAATTATGATAAATATGATAATAAATAAAAATGATTTATATATATAATATAATATATATAGATCAAATGGAGAATAATTTATTTGAATTATTAAAATCACATAATTATGATAAAATTAAAGAAATATTAGAAATAGATAATAATATAGATTTAAATATAATAGATAAATCTGGTATATATTTTATTGAATATGTTATTATATATAATAATATTGATTTATTAGCTTTAATTTTAACTAAAAATATAAAATTAGATATTTTAACTCATGATGGTATGAGTTTATTATATTATCCTATTAAATATAATTATATTGATATTGTAAGATTATTATTATATTTTAATAATGTAAAAATAGGTATATCTTTATTAGATATTATTGATAAATATAATAAAACACCCATCTTTTATGCTATTGAATTTGATAATATTCTAATTATTGAATTAATGATTAAATATAATTTTAATTATAATATTAAAGATAATGAAGATAATACATGTTTACATTATGCTATTATAAAAAAAAATATTGATATATTAAAATTATTATTAACAAAAAATATAAATTTAAATATAAAAAATAAAACAGGAAATACGATAATAAATTTAGCAATATCTTATGATTTAACAGAAATAGTAGAAATATTATTAACAAAAAATGTAAATTTATCAATAAAAGATGATATATATCAAATGACACCATTATTAAATGCCTTTTTTAATAATAATATTAATATAATAAATATATTAGAGAAATATAATGTGGATTATAATGATCAAGATTATAAAGGTTATACAATATTATTTTATATAATATATAATAGAAATTTAGAATTATATGAGAGATATATAAATAAAGTAGATATAAATTTAATAAATATAGATGGTGATAATATATTAAGTTATATATTAAAGAGTAATATTAATAAAAATGATTATTCTAAATATAATTTATCAAAATTATTAATACAATCAAATTTAAATATACAAGATAATAATGGTGATACAATATGGCATAGATTAATTGAATTTGATATTTGGTTAGATTATATTGATATTTTATCTAAAACAAAAAATAAAATTTTTATACCTAATCATAATAATATTACATCATATGATATATTTTTAACAAAAAAATATGAAAAATCTATACAAGATAAATTTCATTCTATGATATATAATTCTTATTATAATTATTTAATTAATAATAAGAAAGAAAAATATACTAATAAAATTGATTTAGATTGTATTAAATTTAATTATGATTATGATAAATGTATAAAAATAATTGAAAAATATATTATTAAAAAAAAAATATCTAGTCCTATTATTTCTAGAGGTTATTGTATTGAATTAAATATTAATAATATTAATTTTGTTTCATATACTGGTCAAACAATAGATGTATTAATGGGATTAATATATTTAAGAAAAAAATATAATAATATATGTACATCATTAAATATAAATTATAAAAATAATGAAAAATTATTAGAATTTTATAAAAATATGGGTATATATAAGAATCCTAAATTTGATTTTTTAAATTATGAAATTTTATGGATATATCAAAAAATGTTTATACCTAATGAATTATCTCTTATTATCAAAAATTTTAAAAAAAATAAACATTATCAATATTTAATTATTCCTATTGGTATTGAATTAGCTAAAGGTGGTCATGCTAATATGTTAATTTATACTAAAAAAACTAATGAATTAGAACGTTTTGAACCCTATGGTAAAGATTTTCCTATTAATTTTAATTATATTCCCGATTTATTAGATAAATATATTTATGACTATTTCTCTAAATTTTTTGATAATTTAATTTATTTATCTCCTTCTAAATATCAAGATAAAATTGGTCCTCAATTATTAGATACTAATGAATTAACTAAATTTAAAAATATTGGTGATCCTGGTGGTTATTGTGCTGCATGGTCTATATGGTATAGTGATATACGTCTACAATATCATAATGTATCTCGTAATATAATAATAAAAAAATTATTAAATAAATATAGATATAATAATATCTCAATTAGAAGTGTTATTCGTAATTATATTAAAAATATAACAGATTTACGTGATAAATATTTTAATAATATTGGTATAACTATAAATAATTGGATAAATTTTGATATAACTACTAAACAATATGATAATCTAATTGAATTGATAAATAAAGATATTACTAAAAATTTATGTTAATTTTATTATATTATAATGATAAAATAAGATTAATTTTGTAATTTCTTATAACATTTTAAACATATTATTAATATTATAAAAAAAGATATTATATATAATATATCTATAAATTTATATTTATTTTTTTCATTATTTATACATTTTTTATTACATGAAACTGTACATGATTCTGTATTAATATTATTCATTGAATAATGATTTTTATAATAATCAATAAATTCATCATATTTAATTAATTTTTTATTATTAATTTTATTAATATTATTTTGTGCACCTAATATCCATTTTAAAAAATTTTCACGATTATTTAATATATTATCATTAATTGGATTATTATCAATATATTGAGTTATATGTTCTCTACATTTTAAACAAGGTAATATTATTTTTAATGATTCAATAAATTGTTTATATA